TACATTTATTAATCATGTTTTTTCTCCTCAATTTCGTAAAAGAAGTTATCCGTATCTTCGGTCTTCCATTTACTTGTATTTTCAACATTCCATTCAGATGTCTGCACTTTCCAATCTGGGATGTTATCTTTCACTGTAAATGAAGGGATGTCCCAAATACATCTATTATTAGGTTGTGCTGCATAGTTCCCATCATCGAGAGCTATGATGTGAGCACATTTGTGCTCGTGCGGAATCTCTGAATGGTCCGTATCTAGAATATTAGGCTCTGGATGGGCAAAGTCAACAGTAAATAAGTATTTACCGTGGTGCCATTTCTTGTCTTTTCCTATGTATTTACCAGCTTGTGCTTCTAAAATATCCCAAGAATGAACAGAAGGATAATAACTGAAACAATTCCAAAGCTGAAGCTCGTCCAATCTACGCCTAGGTACATCGGTAGGTTTAAAACCGCGTTGTATAAACGCTGTAATTGGGAGCCTATAAAAGATCGCACCGTTTTCCATAATCGCATGGAACAGAATCGATTTACCAGTGATTGAACTAATGCCGAAAATAATACAGTCTTCAACTTCGCCATGATGACTTTTAAGATCATATAAATATTCTCTTCTTATTTGAGCATATTCTACAGGAATGTTTGCGTTTAAGTAAGCCATAGTTATCCATTAATATCTCCCCAAGTGTCGCCTGAATCATAGTCGACTTTATTAGGTACCGCAAGACTAACAGCATTTTCCATAATTTCAATTATCTTTTTTGCCTCCTCATCAGACTTCACAGATATATCTAACTCATCATGAATTTGTATGTGAGGTATAATTCCTTCTCTGTATAAATCTAACATGGCTTTTTTAGTCATGTCTGCTGCAGATCCTTGTATAAGTTTATTCAAAGCTTTATACGTAAAAGCCCTTCGTATATTTTTTCTACCATAAGTTCTTTCTGCTTCTTCAAGTTCCATAGGTTTATGCATACCAAATTTATTTGGTTCCCATTTATTAAATCTACATCTACGTCCTAGTAATGTACCAATGGATCCAGTTTGGGCACGTCTTGATGTAAAATTCATAAGGTCCCTAACAAAAGGCACGCTTTCATGGTATTGATTAAACAAATCTTCTGCCTCTTGTTTTGTATTTAATCCTAATTCTGCCTGTAATTTTGTTTTACCCATACCATAGAAAAGACCCAAATTGATCGTCTTGGCTTGTGTCCTAGATATATTTGCCATGTCTGCAACTGTTTGATGAAAGTCTACTGCGTTGTCTTTAAATTTTTCTACGATATCTTTTACAGATTGATCGTAACATATTGGCTCTGTTCTTGCTGCAAAATGCACAACAAGTCTTGGCTCTTGTTGAGAATAATCAAAACAACCCCATTTATGATTTTCTTCTGGTATAAATAAAGATCTAATCATTGGACCTAAATCTTTATTTCTTGCAGGTATCTGTTGTAGGTTAGGATTTGAATAACTAAATCTACCTGTAACTGTTCCACCTTGATCAGACCTAATAGGGTTTATATCTGCGTGTATTCTGCCTCTATGGTTATGTTTTATTATGGTATCTATGAAAGTTGTGTGTGCCTTGTTTATCTCTCTAGCCTTTGCTATACTTTTAACCACAGGATTATTATGTGTGGAAAGGAAATTCTTTGTAAATGAAGGTGACCCAGTTTTCGCGGTGGTGGCGTAGGATAAGGAAAGTTTGTCAAATACTTTGGCTATCGATCTTGCTGCCCATATTTGAACATCTATTCCTGTTTCTTTTTTTACTTCTAATAGGAGTTGCTCTTCCTTTTGTGATAACTGCTTCTTCAATTTATGAGCACGTTCTACGTCGACACGAACACCTTTAAATTTCATATCAATTAAACATGGAAACAACTGTGTTTCTAAATCAAATATCTCTACTAAATTATTTTTTTGTATCTCTCTTGATAATGTTTTAAATAATTCTAGTGTAAGTTCTGCATCTTGTTCTGCATAACTTCCAACATACATTGCAGGTAATTTATATAATTCAGATTTAGGATCTATACCCCAAGAATCTGCAGCTTCTTTCAAAGCTTTCTCATCTTTCACTTCTCGTAAATAATCAAATGAAATACTGTTAAGTGTGTACCACAATCTATTTTCATCAATTAAAGATGCCATCAACATAGTATCCATAATATGTCCGTTGATAGGTATACCGTATGCTTTTATCCAACATACATCATACATTGCGTTATGAAATATTTTGATAGAGTCTGTTGCACAAACTTTTTTAAACCATTCTAAAACTATTCTTCTATCTAAATTACCACCACCTTCATGTGCAATAGGATAATATCCTCGCCAACCTTCTACAGCCACAGCTATACCAACGATCTCTCCTCTGCCTTGTATGGCACCAGATCCTCTGGCTTTTAAATCAGGATCTTTTGTTTCTAAGTCAATTGCAATATATCTTGCATCTGATAAATCAGGAAACTCTTCTGGACAATCCCATTCAGTTTGAACTGTAAACATTATTTCTTTTTTGTATCTTTTAACTTTAGTATTTCTAATTCACAATAATGAATTATCTTTTCTAGATCTTCTACCCTATTTTTGTGCAAATATCTACACACATATTTCACAACACAGCCTTGGAAGAACGAGAGATTATTTTTAGAAATAAACTCATATGGCTGTATGTGAAAATTTTTATAGTGACTCCCACCTACCTGCCTGCTTTGTGGAAATGCTTTAAGTAATCCATCTGGATCTGTCATATTATTGGTGCTCCTATGTTATATTGATATTCGTAATACTGACTACATACGAATAGATTTTCTTTTGCTCTTGTTACTCCTACATACCACGTACGATGCTCTGGATCTGGATTGTCTCTGGACGAATCATAGATAATTTTTTCAGTATCTGTAAACAAAGCCACATTATTTGCTTCATCTCCTTTTGCTCCGTGTATTGTAGATAGTCTTATTCTAGCTGGCTTCATCAAAGTATCACCAGACTCTAATAATTTTTTTATATATAGTTTGCTTTGCTCTGGAAAGTTCAGTGTCTCCCAGCTGCCCGACGCTAGCAACCCGTGGTGTTCTCTCAATCCTTCTAGATTTATTGAGTCAATACCTTTTAATGTTTTACCACCAGCGAATCCTCTCTTGATGTGTCCTTTCTTTACAAGAAGAAAGTCCCAAAGATCACCCACATCTTCTTCACTTACAAATCCTCCCTCGTTAAGACGTTTCCAAACTCTGTATGCATTTAACATTTTAGGTGGTAGTAGTTGTTGTGCTTTAGATTCAAATCTTAAATTCATTCTGTATAAGTGATCACGTAATGGTTCTAACATTTTATTTGTTCGAGTCAATACTAACCAGTGATCTTGATGTAAAGGTAGTTCTGTAAAACGTGCATTCAAATCTACAGATCCTTCTCTGTCTGCTGGCAGCCATTCTTTTTCTAAACGCTGACCCATGTGTGGAAAGATACTTGTTGCTAGTCTGTGTACAGCTCTTGGAACTCTGACAGATTGTACCTGTGGATCAAATGTACCTTTTAGATCTATGAATATTTTTGCTGAAGCCCCTTGGAAACTAAAGATTGTTTGATCATCATCCCCTGCAATGTATGAACGAGCACACTTACTTTCTATGTAAAAGAACATGTCCCATTGCAGAGGACTCAGATCTTGGGCTTCATCGAGGAAAACACATTGTAGTGGTGGACAACGGTCCTCCTCGACAAACTTGGAAATCATATCAGAGAACTCAACCATGTGTGTGCTCTCTTTGTATGTTTTTAAATCTTCAGCTATTTGTTCTGTTAACCATATGTCTATGTTGTATTGTAAACCTAAATCTATAGCAGCATCTTCAATAGTTGACTTTTTATTTCTAGCTAATTCTATAATACGCATGTGTGGATTTTGATGTTCTACATGTCCATTAATACTTATTCTTGATTCAAAGTTTAGATTAGAACATATCCTAGAAAAATTTTTGAAACCTTTCCATTTATCTCCTGTAAGTAATTGTGTCTTTGTATTGATATTAGATTCTCTGGTGCCCATGGAATGCATTGTACTTACATATACTTTACCATTCTTTATTCTTTCTTTGGCTACCTTGGCTGCCACATTACTAAAAGCTATGTATGCAATCTGGCTAGGATCAGTGCCCTGTTTCAATTCTTTATTTAGGTAATTCATAAGTGTATGTGTCTTACCTGTGCCCGGAGGTCCTGGTATAATCGTTCTATGCAAAAGGCGGCTCCTTCATTTTATCTTTTCTTGTGTTGGGTTTATCTAGTCTGACTGTAGGTAAAGACATATATCTTGTGCTCTTACCTTCTATCTTGCCTGTGATTTCTTCTGCATCAAACAATGTTTCTAACATTCTTGCTGTCTTTTGTTTCTGATATTTCTTTGTGTCCCAAATCTTTGTTCTAACTACATACTTCCAAAAGTCTTTAAATTTAAAATAACTTACACCCTCTTCTGTGTATGACAGTCCACGTAGTACATCTTTCCAATCTTTGCCTGGTATTTTGTTTATGTATTCTCCTAATAATTCTTTTAGTTGTACATCTATCTTTGTAGACTCTGGAGCTTCGATAGGTATTGTGTCTTTCAATAATTTATTTATTAGCTTTCTCCATACTAGTTTTGCAATAGGAGGCATGGCTTGATTAATTTGTTCTAAACATTTGAGAGAGAATCTATCTGGCTCGTGCAAGTCTTGTGATTCTACTTCTACAACTTCCTCACCTACAGTCACATAATACAATGGTGGATCAGAGTCATACTTCTGTATTTCTTTTATCTCTACTTCAGGAACACCATCACCCACACCATATTCTTGCATGACACATTTCTTAGAATTACAATAAGATGCAATAGGTTCATCTTTACATTTGTAATTATAATCTTTGCCATCAATGGATTTAATTAGTGTATCTATTTCTTTTTTATCTAATGGTGGTTCACAATAAGAATCATTGTATTTAAATATTTCTATTTGCCATTTATCAGGAAATCTTTTTTTACAATACACACCAAAGTTATACATTGCATTGTTTCTTTGGCCGTTGGGTATTCCTTGTTTAGCAAGTGTAACCAAACATGGTGGCGCACCTTTAAGTAGATTGTCAACAACTTTTTCTTCTTGTATGCTTAATTTTGATAATTGATCTTCTGTAAGTTTTAGTTTACCATGCGCTTCAAAAAATTGAATTAGATCCATAGCTGAACCATCATCTTTAATTGCATATCTCGTAGACAACAAAGCATTGTGATAAGGTAGATTCAAAAAACTACCAGTGCCACCTTTGCTCATGTCTACTTTATTTTGTTTTGGAAATATTTCTGCGTTAGCATGACCTAGTTTGGCCGCCATCTCTTTTAGTTTACCTCTGAATAATGCTGCAGGCACAAATGTATCTGTAAATAAAAACACGTGTGCACCACCAGATTTAGATCGACACACTAATAATGGAAACTTGTAATCTCTTATCTTACTAATTAATTGTTTGTGATCAAAACCTTGATACACATCTATGTCTATACAGGACCACTTACACTTATTCTGTTCGTTTATAGGTATGATACCAAGAGCAGGATCCTTACCCATCAAATGATCCATGAACATTTGTTTAGTAGGTCTTTGTTTTATTATAAAAGATTTTGTTTTGTGCTTTCCTCTTTCATCAAACTCTTCTGTCTTTCTAGTTTGACCGTATGCACTATACGAACCTTCAAATATATTTATAAATTTATCTACGTCTGACATCACCACTTTGCTTTCGGAGGCGGGACGAAGCAACGAACCGCCCCCAAAATCATTTATGCTTTATTCTTGATGCC